AGGCGCGTGGATTCGTATGCCGACCTTGAACTGCTGGCGAAGATACAGGACGCTTTGCACCTATACGGCACGGACAAGTACCAGCCGCTGATGCGCATAAGGTTCTACAAGGAAGACACAGAGCCGGGCGTATCGACGTACCGCGTGATGTACCGCACGGGCTACACCACGCCGCCGGTGGTAAGGCATGATACGCAGCCTGTAAAGACTTTCAGGATCGCGACCTCGCCTTTGACTGTCGGGTAATAGCGTCGTCAAGTCGCTTCATGAAGGCGTCTGTAATTTGCTTAATTTTTCGGGATACCTCGTTGCTGTTTCCAATGAAACGGCGGCGAGGTATTTTTATGTACTTGCCTTGCTTGCGGTTGGCAAGGAGTGCCATCGCCTTCCAGAACTCGGCGTCCTTGCTGTGTACAAGTGACGCCTTGAGCACCTGCCCCTTCTTGCCGCGCTTTATCTTTTTGGTGCAAGTGTAGTACATGTGCCAAAAGAACTTGCGCATTTTTGGGGTTATCTTGATGTAGCCGCCGTCGTTGTGTATCTTTGCGTATGGGAGGTTGGATGTCCATGTGATGGTGTTGCCGTTGATGGTGTAATTCAAGGAACGGCGGAGCGCACCCGAATCGACGAGGAGCGAGCCACGGTTGCCATGCTTGCGCGCCTTCCACGGTCGCCCGTCAAAAGACTTGGTCTCGAAAGACTTGTCAAATATGGCGTTGGCGGAAATGGCGACGGCTTTTACGAGCTGGGCAAAGAGTTGCTGGAGTGCGGTCATGGTGAGGGTGAGGGCGTATTAGTTTTACAGTTTGGCGGTTTGCCATTTCATCCCATTGTAGAGACGTTGCGCGCAACGTCTCTACGGGTTAACGTCTGTCGAAAGGTGATGATCCCATTTTTTTTCGATTTTTGTTTGTTGGTTAGACGTCGGACTTTATATCATATAGCACTCGCAGAAGTTGTTTGGTAAAAGACTCCCGAAACAGTCGGGTCTCCCTTTCTTTTTTCCCCTCGTAGTTGTAGTCTGAAATAGCATCCAAAAATCTCTCGGCAATGTTGGGCGCGGCGTCGAGAATCTGTCTGCCAGTGCGGTAATCATGGAGAATGAGAGTGCCGTTGTCGGGGTCGTCTGTAATATCAGTGATGGCGGATCCCTGCGCGACGACTTCTCCGCTCGCAATCGGAGTGCCGTCTTCCTTACATTCTTTTGTCAGAATGTCCTGCCAAAGTTCCACCGTTACCTTCTTTATGGTTTTGCGAATTTTAGTTGGTTCCATTTTTTTTTTCGATTTTTGTTTGTTTATTATTGGAGGCCTGACGAGATACGCAGACACTACTCCGGGTCCAAATAAGCGAGTGGGTCGTACCCGGTTTTCATATCGTACTTTTCAAACATAGCCACGGCTTCTGTACTGTCCGTTACCATTTTGACGTCACTGGAAAAATCGAAATAGATTTTCACAGCCGAATATTTGCCAAGCGCATCGCCAAAATAGATAACTTCGCCGTCTATTGCGGCGAGGTCTTCTTTCTCGGCTACAAAGATGCCTGTAAGTTTTCCGTCTCGACCGAAATCAAGGTCTAATTTCCAAATTGCTTTCATTTTTTTTCGTTTTTTGTTTGTTGGTTTGAAAATTGTTTGTACTTTTGCGGTGAAATCGGGTTTGTAAGTCGAAGCCACCGGGTTTGGAGGTACCGCGCTTAATCCGATTTTTTTATTTTGTCTTGCACTGCGTATAATTTTTCCTCGCCTTCTTTGGTTACGCCCATTGTAACAAACAGCGTTTTCCCATCAACTGTCAGTTCGTAATAATTAAAATAGACATAAGCTCTTGATTTCTTTGTTTCATATTTTTTCTCTCCGTAAGGTTTTACCAATGTTAGTTTTTCGAGGTTCGATAGAAGCATTAACACATACTTCTTGTACGCCACTGGAATATGGTCAATCAAGTTTGTCACATTGCTTCTTGTAACAACCGTTTTCCCTGATACAAGATTAGGGAGATGATATTCTCGGCCATTTGGCGGTATCACCGCAAAAGCACTTTCTTTTATTTTTTGAGCAACTGTTTTTCCCTTCCACTCAAAATACTTCTCCCGTATCTTACAGTGTGTGCAGTCGCCTTTTTTAGAGACAGGATAACGGGTTAACGACTTGTTGTTATTGAGGGGACAGTTACCGCAGCCCTTGGGCAAGTACGGGTGCTTGTCAGGGAATACCTTTTTTGCCTTTGCCGTGTTGGTCTTGAAGATTTCGTAGGCTGGTGTCGGGAAGACCTCTTTGCCGTTGATTGTGGAGCCTTGGGCGTCGCGGACCGGGAAGTCGGGATCGTCTTTGGGAACGGCGATGACTGTGCAGCGGCAGCCCCATCCGTTTGGCGGGGTGTATTGCTCCCAAAACTTGTCATCTACAGGCAAGGTTACGCCGTGGAGTACGCGGTGCGATGCGCGGACACGCTCGTCGTTGGCTGTGCGGTATTGGAGGTTGATGTGCGCCTTGTCGCGCTCGAAGTCCGCCCATTTGGACGCCATCTGCGCCGACTGCACGGCTTGGTTGTACTCCGTGCGGAGATAGCGGTGGTTGTAGTCTTGGTTGAGCTGTTTAACGTCGTTTAAAAACTCGTTAAACGGTCTTATATTGCCGTTTTCGTCGGTGATGAGCTGCGCCACCTGCTCAAGTTCGGCGTGTGTCTTGAAGCCTGAGAATATGAAGGCGTTTTCGCGGAGTGCTGCGGCTACTGCGGGGTCTGGCTGCTCGCCGAGGCCTTTGGATATGGCGTCGGTGAATGCGCGGTTGGTCTCGTTGATTAGCGCGGAGCCGGTGGGCGTGGTGAGGTAGTCGGGGGTGTAGCCGCCATTGTCCAAAATCTCACGGGCAGCCGCATCGAAGAGCGAGTCGTCAAAGTCGAATTGGAAGTCGTCGTCGGGGGACAACTCATAAAACTGACCGTCGCCGAAATACAGCTGCCGCAGTGCTGCGTTCAAGTTCTTGTAATACCCGGGGGAACTTGTCCCCGTCAGGCGAAAAAACTGTCGATGGCGGAGAGCTGACCGGCCTTTTTTTCAGTAACCTCTATGCCAAACGTGTCCTTTATCCACTTGGGGTCTATCTCGTAGTATGGCAACGCCTGTACGGTCTTGCTCCAAAGAGCCTCGATGTCCTTTGATTTTGTGATTTGGAGGCGGAGACCGTCTTTTATAACGCCCAATGCGGCGAGTGCCGGGAGCACCTGACGGTTGAATGTCTGCTCCACGAACCTCTTGTCGGCGGCGATGACGGCATCGGTGAGTTTTGCGCTGCTCTCCTCCTTGGAGTAGTTGCCATTCTGTGTGTCCTGACCAATGACGGCGGCAAGGTTGATGAGCGAAATTTGGGAGTCGCACTTAGAAATGAGGTTTGAGTACACGTCGCCATTGGACGTGACTCCCTGCCCGAAGTCAAGCTCCTCGTTGGTGTCAATAATGAAATAAGCCGCCGAGCCTATCTCCCTCATCATCGTCTCTGCGCGGTCGAGCATCGTGCTGTCCTGTGTGTTGGTCTTCAATACGCGGGGCGGCATACCAAAGATTTCGCAAAACTCCGACCAGCAGGAGAAGGCAAACTTCTTGATGAGGACGTAGGGCACGGCCTTGTTGATGAACCCGAGGTCGTCGGGTTTGGGTATTACCTCAAGTATGGTCTTGCCGTACTCGCGGAGGTCGCGGTAGTGTATCGCTCCGCTGTCGGAGGTGCAGTCGGGGAGAAAAAGCCCCTGCGTAGGCTCTATGTTTTCGCGCGGGACGGATGTCGCACGGACGCCGCCTGTGCGGTCTTTCGTCAGTTCCATGACCGTATAGCCGTAGAAAAGGGACTCTAAGACCATTTCGGCAATGGTTTCGTAGAGACCGCTGTCCTTGATGGTCCGCGTCGAGAGTTCGTCGGTGATGCCGTCGCGGGTGATGATGTCGAAATCCGCGCCCTTGGTCTTGGAGATACGTAGCACTTCCACCTGCGAGGTCATCAGGGCGTCCTGCATCACGTCTTTGTAGAGGCGTTGCAAGAGATACTGCTTGGGGTTGTAGATGGACTGTGCGTACTGCTGTGCAGACTTCCAATCGGCAAAGTCCTTGCGCGTGATTGAAGTCTGGTTCTTTATGATTGATTCAATGAGCTTTCTCATAATTAGTCGAAATTGTGTTTGAATTTCCTGTTAGAGCCGAATTTGAAGACGAGTGCGAGGTTGCCGTCGTTGTCGGTGCGGATGGGCAGTTCGGGCGTGTTCTTGCCGTCGCGCACCCCTTCGAGCCATTCGATGACGCGGTCGTAACGCTCGCGCCATGTCTCGTACAAGGTCTCCGCACTGCACAGTTTGAGGAGTTCCCACACCGCCACCACCTTGCAGTATTCGAGTATCAGTGCGTTGCGGTCGTCGCCCTCGGCGGAGAATATGGCGTCGGTGTCGTAGCGGTTTTTGAGGTACGATTTCACCTGCTCTATGCCTACGGCGATGCACTGTGCGAGGGCGGAGTCGTCGCTGTCGGATATTTCGTCGATGACGTGGAAGTACATCGCGGTGTTGAAGTCAGATTTTGAGAGAAACATGGTGATTTGGGGATTTGTTGGTTTGTTGATTTTGGGATTACCATTGGCGGCGTTTGCGGGGCGGGGCGACGTATCGGTTGTTGGCCTTGCGCTCTACGTTGGAGAGTATCCATATTGCGCCTTCGAGGGCGTCGGGCGCGTCGTCGTTGATGCGCGAGCCGCGTTGGAAACCGAGCAACTGGTTTTCGAGGACTTGGAATCCCTGAGTGTCTTTCTCCTGCGCGTTGAACAATACCAATCCGCGCTCAAACAGGGGCTGCATAGCCTCGATGCGGGCAAACTTGTCGGGCTTTTTGCGCTTGTCGCCGAGTACCGGGATCTGCAATCCGCGCCGCTCACCTTCCTTTTTGAACTCGTCGAGGAGCGAGTCTTGGATGAAGTTTGCCTCCATGTAGTAGCGGCAGACTCCTTCTCCGATTGCGGCTTGGATGTCGTAGTGCCATTCTACCATAGAAGATACCTTTGTCTGGTCGGCGTATGCCTTGATGACGTGGTACTCGCCCTCTTTGGTGAGGCCTACAAGCATGGTCGCCTTGTAGTCGTTTTTGGATGTGTCCTTGAATGACGGGTCGGTGTAGCACACTACGGCGCGGTAGTCGCGGATTTTGAGCATCTTGCCGTAGCGTATGTATTTCTTCTCGAATACCGCTCCCTCCACCACGGGGTTGTTCATGTATTCCTTTTGAAAGAGCAGCTCTCCCATCTCCTCGCGGAGCGACTGTATCTCCGCCTTGGTGTAGTTTTCCTTCCATGAAGGCTCGCCCTTCTTGTCGAGGGCGTTCACTATCGTGTGGTAGAAGTGTGGCTTTTCGGCTATGTCGCCAAGCACAGATTTTTGTCCGATGCGGTTTCCGACGAGGACAAACCGTCCGCGCCCCATTGCCATCGTGCCGAGTAGTGCGCTCATGCACCACTTTACCGCCTCGTCCACGCGGCGCGGGTTGCGCACCATCTCGTCGTCGTCGATGTCGTCTATGGAGATATAATTGACACGGATGCCCTTCTTTTTGATGCCACGCGGCGACTGACCACGTCCGAGAGCTACGAACATGGAGCCGTCGGCGGTTACAAACTCGCCGTCCGTCCACAGTCCGTTGGTCTTCTGCTGTCCGAAGTCGTGGATGTAGAGTTCGTTGGCTTCGAGTTCCGCCTGTATGTCGGAGAGGAGACGCTTGGCTGCATCGTAGCTCTTGGACACAAGCACCATGACAAGTGGCTCTTTTGAGGGTGAGTCGTCTTGGATTTTGAGCCAAAGGGGAATCATCAGCGAGAGGTGGCTTGATTTTGCGTGTCCCCTTGCCCACTCGAATACGGCGCGGGCGCGTGGGTTGGATTTGAGGTGTTTGGCTGCATCTATCTGAAACCTGCCGCACTTGGATTTTGCGAGGTGCGGGAAGTATGTCGCGACAAAAAAGGCGTAGTCTTTCCGCGCCCGCTCGATGCGCGACTTTGTGTCTTCTATCGAGAGGCAGAAATCCTTTGTAGCGGATGTGACGCTCTGCAAATACTTCAGATGCTCGTAATACTTTTCTAACGCCTTCTTGTCGTCGTTCATGGCTAATGCAATTATGAATTACGAATTATGAATTACGAATTGATTGTAAGTTCCTCGATGTACTTCTGGTGGTAGTTGGTGATGAACTTGAACTGCTCGTCGGTGAGATCCTTGTCAAACTGTTTGCGGTTGGCGAGCCACCTGTCGAGGGCGATAATGACGTCAATGATGGTGGCCTTGTTGACACTCTTTGAGATGCGCTCGGCGGACGCCATAATCTTGACGAGGTTGTCGGAGCATTGCGATAGCGACTTGATGTCCACGTCGGGTCTCGCCGTGAGGTCCACGATTTTTTCGGTCATGCGTTTAGCCGCCGCCATCAGGGAGTTGGAGAGCGACTGTGTGGACGTGTTCTGGTCGTCGCGTTGTTGCTGCCACCTGTCTTTCTGCGCCCACTTGGATATTGTGGCCTCGGAGACGCCGGTGGTGGCGGCGATTGACTTCTGTGTCTCGCCCGACATAAACAGCCGGTAGGCGTACCCCTTGCGTAGTTCTGTTTCCTGTTTTGTCATAATAGTATTGTTTTTATGGTGCAAAATTGGGGTTTACAGGGCGTTTGAAAAAAAAGTATGTACTTGGTTTACACACATTTTCGGGGAGACGGGGACGGTGGGTAATTTTGCAGTGCGTTCAAAACAAAAGCGTCGCTACGGTGCGGCATGGACGCAGATAAAAGACTTAGGATGCCGCGCCGCTTTTTTATTAAAAGAGGAGCGAGGAACGAGGAGCATGGAATCCTCAACAAATCACTAAATCAACAAATCAACCGATGAAAATAGTATTGTGTGACAGCAACACGGTAAACAGCTACGGATTCAAGACCGACGTCAACGGCATCGACCTCACACGGTTCAAGAAAAACCCCGTTATGCTCTACAACCACGACCCCGAAAGGGTGATAGGCAGATGGGAGGACATCGCCGTCGAGCAGACAGACGGCCGTCCGTCACAACTGACCGCCACGCCTGTATTTGATATGGAAGACCCCTTTGCCGCCGAAATTGCCCGCAAGGTCGAGGACGGCTTCATCAAAGGATGCTCCATGGGCATAATGATCAAGGAGATGACCCGCAGCAAGGGCATCGACACGGCGACATCGAGCGTGCTGCTCGAGGCAAGCATCGTATCAATCCCGGCCGACGAAAATGCCCTCGTGGTATATGCCGACGCTGACAAGAAACAGCAACTCAGTATAAACGATTTCAACAAACTTTTTTACGAAATGGAAACACAGAAAGAAACAGCTGCACAGGCGCAGGACATTGCACAGTTGCAGGCGCAGATCGAGGAGCGAGACTGCACCATCGCCGACCTCACCGCACAGGTGGACGCCCTCAAAAAAGACCTTGCCGAGCGAGAATACCACGACGCTGACGACTTCGCACAACAGGCAGTGGACAACGGCAAGATACCCGCCGAGCTTAAAGGCGACATCACTGCCATGTACCTTGAAAACAAGGAGCGCACCACCCGACTGATGGCGGCAATCAGGGGCAACGCCCCCGCACCGACGGCAGAACCGGCGGGCGTTACATTGTCATCGCTCGTAAAGAAAGGCGGCGACGCCACCAACGGCGCGACATGGGACGACCTCGACAAGACACCCGGCGCATTGAAAAACCTCCAAGCCTCCAACCCCGAGGAGTTCAAGAGACTCTACAGGGAGAAGTTTGGCACGGAGTGGAACTGGTAAACGAACATTCAAAACCCTTTAAACGACAATAAAATGGCATTACAGAAAGAAATTTGGGTTTCCTCCATTGTGGAGAAGCTCTTTGCGAACGACACATTTGCGAGCCGCGCACAAAACCACAGCGCATTTTCTGACGGCAAGAAGGTGCACGTACCCAACGCCGGCGCACTTCCGCCAGTAACGGTGGACAATACAACCTACCCCGTGGAACACTCGGAGCGCACCGACACCGACCTCAACTACGACCTCCACAAATACGAGATTGGCCCTGTGCGCGTGGGCAGCATCGACGACGTTCAGCTCTCCTACGACAAGAGGACCAGCGTACTTACCGGCGTGAGCAACTCCCTCACCGAGAAGGTGTACTCAGACATACTCACCGGCTGGGTGGCAGCGTGCAGCGCAGCCGCCAACAAGACCGTGGCAGCCACCTTTGGCAAGGCGGCAGTGCTTGCCATCAAGCTCGCCTTCGACAAGAAGGACATCCCGCAGAACGGCAGGTGCATCGTGCTGACCCCCGAGGCCTACAACGAACTCCTTGACGAACTGAGCGACGCAGAGCAGTTTGCATTCTCGGCAGCAGCGAACTCCGCCAACGGCACAGTGGGCAAATACCTCGGCTTCGACTTCTACATGCGCTCTACCATCGACACGGCGGCAAGCAACAAGACAACCGCGTTTGCATGGCAGCAGGACTGCGTGAGCGTTGCGCTCGGCAATGTGGACGTAATCGACAACCCAAGGCGCGTCGAATTCTTTGGCGACATCATCGGTGCCACTGTACTTGCAGGCGGCTCATACGTGCGCAGCGACAAGGCCGGCATCTTCAAGGTGACGAGCGCGTAAGTAATCCGTAATTCATAATTCGCAATTCACAATTATGGAAAAGACCTTCGTGGAAATATTCTCCTCCTTTGGCTTCCCGATAGCACTCTGCATCGTGTTCATCCTGATCGGAGTGCTTGCGGGGCGCAAGGGGATTGAATACCTGAAAAAGCACGAGGAGGAAAACCTGAAACTGCGCGACAAGTATATCGAATACCTGCAAAAAGCCAACGCAGAACTCATCGGCGTGGTGAAGGAAAACACGATGGCCTTCAACACTTTTTCCCTCGTATTAGAAAAGATTGAAAAGAAACTAAAACACTCAGAATAAAATGGCATTACCATACGTAAAAATCAATTTTGCCAACGGCGCGATAGGCGGCAGTGAGCCGATGGACGACGGCGTAACGCTGATGATACTTGGCGGGAGCGGCGACGACCTCGACGTGCAGAACCTGACCGACTACCGCCGACAGATAGGCAACGCGACAGAAAGCCCCGAAGTGGTGGCATTCTACAACGAGGCTGCGGGCAATGCAAGGCTCATCGTGTCGCACTGCGAACTCACTGACGTGGCACTGAAAAACAAACTGAGCGAGTACAACGGCGACATCCGCACGGTGGTGATAAACGGCGTGGCGGCAGCTGCGACAATCAACCTTCTGCAAAACGTTGCTGAATGGAGCGCGGAGACGCTCTTTGCGCCGGTTCTTGTGCTCGTAGGAGCGACGGCTGCGCTGATCGAGGACACGGCAAACTTCAAGACCTTGGAGAAAAACCGCGTGAGCGTTGTGGACTGCGTGGCAGACGCCGACGGCACGGCATTGCTGTATTACGTGGCAGGCAGGTTGGCAGTATCGCCAGTGCAAAGGAGCGCGGGCAGGGTGAAAGACGGCGCACTGTACGCCACAGCCTTCAAGACAGCAGGTGGCGACCTCGTGGACAACATCTACGCAGAGCCAAGGCACACCAAAGGCCTCGTGACAGCACGCACCTACACCGGCAAGGCTGGATTCTACATCAGCGACGACCTGATGGCCACCCCCGCCACCGACGACTACGCGCTGACTCCGCGCCGCCGCACCATCGACAAGGCATACCGCATCGCATACCAGACGCTTGTAAACTACATCAACGACGAAATCCCCGTAACAAGCGGCGGCGGCATCCCGAGCGACACCTGCAAGAACATCGAGAACTCCGTGGAACGCGCCATCTACGCACAGATGACAGTGAACGGCAACCTCGGCATCGACAGCAACAACCCCTCCGACACCGGCGTAACCTGCTACATAGACCCGAGCCAGGACGTAGTAAGCACATCGAGGCTCAACGTAACCATCAAGGTGAAGCCCTACGGCTACGCCAAGTACATCGAGGTCAATTTGGGATTCAGCACGGAGGCGTAGGCGATGCATAATGCATAATTCATAATTAACAATTCATAATTATGGGAAAGAAATTAGAACAAACCTTTGACAGCACAGAGTACACCTTTGCGGAGATGACCGTATTGATAGGCGGCGTCGAGGTGACGAGGATACAGAAGGTGGAGTACAAGGTGCAGCAGAAAAAGGAAGTGATATACGGCAAGGGCGTGAACCCTGTGGCGGTGCAAAGGGGTCAGAAGAGTTACGACGGCTCCATCGACATGTTGCAAAGCGAGTTTGAAAGCCTTGTAGCGATGGCACCGGGGCACGACATCCTCGACCTCCACTTCGACATCATCGTATCATACGGCAACCCCGAAAGAGGCGACGTACTCATCACCGACGTATTGCAGGGCTGCGAATTTACCGAGGCGGCACATTCGATTGGTGGCGACGAGACCTATA